CTGGTAGATCAAAAGGACGTGTAATACAAAGTATGCTTGCAGCCGCTGGTCGTAACCAGGCACAGGTTGTTCAAACCATGGCTAACGCAGAGCAACAGTTTAAAATTCAAGCTACTTCCATTGATCAAAATATGGTCAATGCTATCAATATCGCTGATCTTCAAAATGCACAGCAAGATAACGATATTGATTATAAGCGTGAAACTTATAACCAAAACCTAAGGGAACTCAGTGCTTCACTAGAAAGTGCTCAAGCTGCTTACAGCAGTAACTTGATGAAGATTGATCGTGACAAGCAACAAGCTGATATGAATGCTCATTACAGCAGAATGCTTGAACCTGATATTGGTCCTGAAATTCCTAAACCTATTGAGCTTCCTCAATCAATATTCCTTGATCCTCTCAAACCTGTTAAAGGTCCAAAACCTAGAAAGAACGCACCACAAACAACCTCTGCGTGGACTACTTTTGCACAAGCTGCAGCTGGAGTCGGTGACGCTGTAAAGGGATATGCACAACTTGGCAATGCAGCCGGTTGGTTTAATTAATTAACTTATGGATTAAATGTCTAAATTCAAAGGGTACGCCCAAGCAACTGGATTTAAAACGACACAGATACCTGACACTACAAAAAAAATCCGAGAGGAAGGCGATCGTACGACACGTCGTATGCAGCGCAATTTTGAAGCTAATCAGGCCAATACTCGTGCTGTGTTAGATGCGCTTAATGATAAATATCGACTCGAACAACAGAATAGAGAGTTTGTTTTTGACTTAGAATCTGAGAACAAACAGCAGATCCGCCAGCAAATGGTAGATAATGCTGCAACTGCTGCTAAAAATAGCCAAACTATTGCTGATAGAAACAAAGAAACTTTTGCTCAACTAGCTTCTCTTTCTTCAACGGCTGCAAAGATATCAGGCGAATATGCTACAGACCTTGTTAAAAGCAGTAAAGCTAAAGGCGAAGAGCTTGGCAATATTATTGCTATGGCTGGAGGCTCGTACGCTGAGATTGAATATCTTAGAAGTGTTGAAAAGGCTCACATTAAAAATGATGAGAAATTCAATACTATCTTTAACAAACTGCTCGCTAACGGTGCTCCTAACGATCTCCTAGAGCAAATTAAAAATGCTAATTCATCAACATTCTATGGTCTCAAGAAGACCATGTTTGTTAATGCAGGAATGGACTATTCAAATGTCCTGGCTGCTAATGAAGCTGCACCTCTGTTTGATACTAATGGAAACAACCTAGGTCTCACACTTGGCCAAGCCCGTTCTATGGGTCTTGATTATAAAGATCAAATTGAGGCGCAAGAACTTAGAAATAGATCTGAATTCATTTCTGAGTATGGAAGTGCTAGTGACCCTATGGTTGCTAAATATCTTTTTCCAAAGATGCTTGAGGTTGAACGTGCTAATGCTCGTGCGTTTGAGGCTAAAAGACTTCAGCGCATGGAAACAGAAGGTGCGCTTAAGAAGCAGCAGTTTTGGGTAGATACTTTTGACAGTGTTGCTGGTGATGACCGTGATCGAATTGCTGCAGGCTGGAGTGCTGTTCAGGCTCATCAATTCAAAGGCGTTGCCCGTGAGGAATGGCTCAATTCATTAACGGCCCTGGCTAACAATGGTCGTTTTGGAACCATAGATGAAGGGCTTCGGTTTTTTAATACATTACTTTCATTCCCAGTCTCAATAAATGGTGGACCACCTAAAGCTTTTGAGGATCAATTTCCTAATTCACAAGGCTTAAAAAATTTAAGAAGCGCAATTATTGCGTCAGCTGAAAATACCCAGTCTACCAATCAAAAGCTCAAAGACGCAGATAGAGATCGTCGAAGTATAGAATTACAAGAGTGGGTTTATGAAAACTCAGGAACTTTTGACGATGATTTTGTCAGAGATGCTTTGCTTAAGGACGCTCAATCCGCGGGACTTATTACAGATGAAACAAAAGCTATTTTGTTTAATCATAGTGCTGATGCACCAGGCCGTCGAAAGCAGATCTTAGAGCTTCGACAAGAAGAACGGGACGGCACACTTACGTTGAGTGATTTTAATGGAATCTTTGATCCATTGGTACTCAAAGAATTTGAGGCAACAAGAAAACGTCTTGCCGATAATGTTGCAAATTTAAGTCAAAGTAATGACAGCGTACGCAGTGATTTCCGTGCTCGACTAAGCAACAAATTAGGAATGATGCCACTTTCTACAAGTTCTAAAAGCTTTTCACTTAATAGGGCTTTAGACCATTTGATGCGTCGGTATCAGCAGGATATGGCCAAGGATATGGGTGGCACTGTTACTCGCGAAGAACAGCAAAGGGCAATTATAGATAGATTAATAAAAGAAGTAGATTCAGATACTGGTAAATATGCAATTTCAGGTATTGATGGTGCTTTAGAAACACGGGGTGGACTGCCCTTCTTTGTAAATTTTGACCCACAAAGTGAAACTTACATTCCATCAGAACTTCCAAGTGTCTTACCAAGGCAAGTACTTATCAATTCTAAAAACGATAAAAACTATGCATTAACTACGAAATTTATTTCTCCAAACGCAGCAAGTCGATATCTAAATCAAATTAAACAAGACAACCTTACCGTGATACCTCCAATATTTCATCAGTTATCTAATGCTACTGGTCTTGATGCACATGTAATTCTACAAAAGCAGATTGAGCTGCAGTATCCAGACGAAGCAAAAGGACTAACAATTAACCCTGATCTTTATCAAAACGTGATGTCATCACTTGGTGACTCAGCAGAGGCAGCAGAGCTGAATAGCATTCTTACTGTACCTTCAAGTCCAAATCTTTTTACAGCGATGATTGCTGGTGGCAATAAAGTCCATCGAGTCAGAGTTGATGAAAATGGATTTTATGATGTCATATCTTTGGCTAGAGCTTCAGGATTCCGTGCTCCACATGTTATGGCAGCGATCTGGGCAAATGAAACTCGTTGGGGCAGAAGTCTTTCTGGTAAAAATAATCTATTTAATATCAAATCTCAAGATGGTTCAGGTACACCAAGGAACGTAGAAGAGGTTGACGAGCAGGGTAATACATACATGGAACCTTCAATGTTCCGTGACTACGACACTCCTGCCCAGTCAGCAGAGGATTTTATCAATTTTATTAGTAAATATCCTGGAGTTGCTGAAGCTAGCACTCCACGTGAAATGCTCCAAGCTCTTCAAAATGGCGGGTATGCAACAAACCCAACATATGCCGACGACGTATCTGCTGTTGTAGCAGATTTTGTTGATCCTGATGCACCATTTATTCAATATGATGGCCCAGCAGCAACTGATCCTAACTATCAGTCTGCAACGCTTCAGCACATCTACAACACTAATAACCTTGGCTTCGGTTCAACGGGTCCTCACACAGATGTGAAGCAACTGGATAACAAAAGAACTCCTGACGTTAATGAGCAATACACTGACTTTGATCCATATGATAAAGAGTTTGGCGAATACTTACTTATTGATGATGATGAGTATGGTAAAAAAGTACCTATTCACCGTCCAGGTTATTCAGATGGATTCCAAGAACATTTGAATAGACGTTCACATGGTGGTTACGATTACCTTCACCACATGAATACTCCTGTTTATATCAAACCTCCTGCGAAAGTGGTCTATTCCGATCGTCAAGATGGTACTGATATTATGATTGTTGAACTTCCAAGTGGCCGAAGATTTCAACTTATTCACGGATTGGATGCAAGATAATGAACGAAGAAGAACTAAACAACGAACAAGAAGATCTTAATACAGATCTAGCTAGAGATAGTTTAGCTGATGAATACATTGCTGAATACGAAGAGCAAGGTGATCCCATCTACGCTCAACCAGAGCCAGAACCTCAACCAGAACTAACACCTCCTGAACCAGAAGAGCCTGAGGAACAACCGTCAACACCTGAAATGCTACGTCCAGTAGCTGAAGCTGTTGCTGCTATTCCTATTAGCGCCATTGACTTTGGAATGGATGTGGTCGGTATGGTGCCTGGGCTAGGCCATCTGGATGATGCTTATGACGACGCTACTAAATTTAAAAATCCGTATATCCAGAAGTTTAGGGAAGTATCTAGCATTATTCTCCCGTCAATGTTTGGCACAGGATTAGTTCTCAACTCCTTACGTGGTGCATCTAGGCTTGCACAAATGCCAAAGCTTATGAAAGCACTTACCGGCATTGGAGCTGTAGCTGCTGTTGACGCTGGTGTCACCTATGTCAGTGATACTACTGAAGAAGGGGACAATCTACTTAGAGGACTTGATGATCTTACTGGTGGTGCATTAAATATCCCTGATAATTTGATGACCCTTGATAGCGACTCTACTGAAGTACGTCGTTATAAAAATACTGTTGAGGCAGTTGGTCTAAGCATCTTTGGAGATATCCTTGGATACGGAATTAATTTTGGCAAAGCACTTAAGAGTGGCAAAGTCAAGGAATTCATGGATTGGTTTAAACCTAGTGATGACGCTGCTAAGGCATTTAAAGCGTCTAAGCAACGTGAAGCTCCTGATATCCGTCCAGGTGAGCCTCCTATTGAAGCTACTGTTAGAAACAACACAAGTCATCGTGATTGGCAAAAAGATGATTCGGTAATCACCAGAGCTTCAATTGATGAAATGGAAGGTAAGCCACCTAGTGCTGCCTACGACCCTATGTCTCAGCAAAAGATTGCGTCAGAATCTACTAATGCAACATTGAGTGTTGAGCCAGCTGCTGCAGTTAAAAATGCTGTTGATATTCATACCTTACAAAGGGGTGCTTCTGGTGACGCTGTTACTGTTGCAACCGAAAGCCAATATAAATTCATTTCACGTGGAGTTAAAGCTGCTCGTACAGTCCCACAAGCTGCTGCAAAAGCAGTTGAAGAGGCTGGTGTCTTTCAATATACAGCTAACGGTCTAAAAGGTTTTAGTAAGGACTTAGATGACGCTGCTTTGGAATTTTATGTTCCAGCTATGTCAGCCAAAACTAAAGAAGAATTGGACGCTACGTTTTTGTCTAAGCGAAACCGTATGTATATCTATGGTGATAACTTTGTTGAGTATGCGACAGAGGATCAGACACGTGGAGCAATGATGGCTATGCGTACTCTTACGGATACTTATCTAGGTAAACCTGTAGCTGCTTCTTCAGCCAGACTGCTAAAAACAAATGCAAACGAGATTACTTCTATTGCTAATGGTGCAGTGAAGTTTGAAGAGATTGCAGATCCAAAGCGTGTCAGAACTATGATTTTGGATCGTATGCAGTATCTAATGCAGGAGGTTGCACTTAATAAGTACATTTCTGGTTGGCAACTTGCTAATAAGAAGCTTTCAAAGCGTCTTCAAGAACTTAAACCAGGTGACGATACTGACGAAATTGTACAAAGAGTACTTCAAGAGTTCGATGAGAATGCTGCTTTACAAGTTCAAAAATCCAAAAAACTAAGGGATGAAATTGAAGTTGTATTTGAATCTGATCCTGAGATGGCTAGGCCGCTTATCGATGCTTTTGCTATGTCAAAAGGTGATATTAATACTATTGATTCAATGATGAGATGGGCAGAGTCACAGATCTCCAAGAGAAGCCTCCTGGTATCACCTAAAGAAGGTATGTCTATGTTTGCTCAAGGTCTTTGGGCAGTGAGATATAACAATGTACTTTCTGGTTTGTCTGCACTTAGAGCAGGTGTCGGTAACACTACTAACCTTCTGTTTAAATCTGCGACTGCAATGACTGGTCACGGACTTGAAGGTTTGTTTACTCGTGACTTTTCTAAATTTAGAAGAGCTACGTACGCTCATGGAGCAATGCTTGAAACCAATCGTCGAGCATTGAGTCACGCTTGGGATGCTTGGAAACGTACTAATGATGATCCACGAGCCTTTATGGATCTAATGCGTAAGGATCGTCTAGTTGCACGTGACGATGCTCAGTGGGATTTGATGCAGCAAATTGCTGATAACAAATGGGCACCTAATGGTGATACAGGCAAGCTGACCATGTGGAACTGGACAAAGATGAATAGAGATATTGCTGAATCATCTTGGATGCGTTGGGGAACTAATGCCATGATTGCTGCTGACCAGTATGCCAATGTTTCACTGGCTCATGTAAAAGCACGCATGATGGCATATGAGGAAGTATCACAGAAAGCTGGATTTAAATTGTCTAGAGATAAAGAGCTGATTGCAGCTGCTGAGAAAAAACACTACGATAAAATGTTTGATAAGAATGGTCTTATTACAGATGATGCTGTCAAGCATAGCGCTGGTGAACTTGCTCTCAACCTTGATGACGCTGCTTCAGATGCAATCAACTCAATTACTTCACGAGTCCCTGCACTAAAATCTCTTTTTATGTTCCCTCGTACTGGTATCAATGCCTTACGTTTGGGTCTAACTTACACACCTATTGCAGCTATTCCTGGTTCAGGAAGAATGGCAAAAATTCTTACTGCTAATACACCTGAAAAGATTACGGAAGCTTTAGTAGAACACGGTATTAAAAGTAATGATCCTGCGCGTGAACTGATTTATCAGAACTTAAAAGCTGAATACAAAGGTCGTATAGCGATGGGCAGTTTAATGATTGCTTCACTGATGGGATATGCAATGTCTGGCAATGTCCGTGGCAATGGTCCTGTCAACGGCAGAGAACGTCAGCAGATGAAAGATACTTATAATTGGACTCCGAAAACAATCAAGATTGGTGGTAAGTGGGTTTCTTATGCTGGTGTTGAACCCTTTGACACTATTCTTTCTTTAGTTGGTGATTTGGCTCTTTACAGTACTGACATTGGTAGTAGTTTAACTGAAGACGCTATGTCCAAAATCTCTTGGACATTAGCTGCTGGTTTTACTAACAAGACTTTTATGTCTGGTTTAGAGCCTCTTGTGAAACTATCCACTGGTGATGAAACTGCTATGGCACGTTTACTCGCTAATGAAGCTAGAGCAATGGTTCCAATGTCTGGTGCATTAGGTGTGTTTGCCAATGCATTGAGTTCCTCTCAGAAGGATATTCATAAAGACATGATTGGGTATGTACGTAATAGACTGCCCCTTACTAATGAGTACCTGCCTGAAAGAATCGACTTCTGGACTAATAAACCTATTAATGATATTGACAATCCCTACCTACGTGCGCTGAACGCTTTTAATCCTGTTCCTATTAGTGAGGGTAAGGAGCCTTGGCGTGAGTGGATGATGAGAACTGGTTGGACAGGTACAAGCCTTCTCCGTAAGGACAGTACTGGTTTGTATGAGTATTCACCTGACGAACGTGTTCAAATCTATAAGGAAATGGGGAAAATGCAATTGTGGAGGCAGGTTGAAAAGTTGATGGAATCGAAAGCAATCAATGATGAATTGAGAGATCTTCGAGAGTATCGTGCAAAAAATCCGAATGTCTCCTTTGTGGAGCTTAAGACTAGATACACGCTTACACATCAAATGCTTGACGGTATCGTTAGGGATGCTCAAAAAATGGCTGAAGCTAAAATCCTTGCCCGCAACCCAGGTATGTTAGAAAAAATTCGATATGCCCAAGCTGTAAAAGGATATATGAAGCAAGGAAAGGTGAAAAAAGCAGCACAAATTGCTGAAGAATTCCAGCTTGATCTTGACGCGCTTAAGTAAATCAATTAGTTAAAACTAGCCAATGGCAACTACACAAAATACATACACAGGTAATGGCAGTACAACTGCCTTTTCATTTACTTTTCCATATCTTGAAGTTTCAGACATTAAGGTAAGTCTTGATGCTGTAGATACAACTGCATACACACTGTCAAACGCTACTACTATTGCTTTCACTACTGCTCCAGCTGTTGGGGCAGCAATTCGTATTTATCGTAAAACTAACTTTGATAACCTGAATGCAACCTTTTATCCTGGCTCTGCAATCAGGTCGTCGGATCTAAACAATAACTTTACCCAGAACCTATACGTCACGCAGGAGTCAGATCGTGCTGTAAGCATCGCTGATGCCACTGCCAATAGCGCAGTTACTACAGCTAACAATGCTGACGCTTCAGCTACAGCGGCTGTGAGTACGGCAAACACTGCATCGACTAATGCAACAAGTGCAGTCAACACAGCTAACCAGGCTGCTAGCGATGCGACTTATGCTGTCACCCAATCAAACAATGCAGTTTCTACTGCAAGCAGTGCACAGAGTGTTGCTACTGCAGCAAGCTCTGCAGTGTCTCAGGCGCTGTTGTTTACGTTGGTTGCAAACGTAGCGTCGATCCCTTCCAGTCCTATTGATGGAGATTCAATTGAGGTTGGTGATAGCACTACGATTGAAAACTTTGTACCACTCAGTGGAGCACCTGCAGGCTATGTAGGTGCAGCTGGGTTGTCAGTACGTATTAGATGGAATGAAGCTGGTAGTACTTGGGTATGGCTTAACTACTTCGCTAATGACACTGAGACACGTTATCTAAAGCGTAGCCTGCCTCAAGTCTATGGTGATGCAACAAACGGTTCAGGTAAGTTACAGCTGAACTGTGAGAACAACTCACACGGTGTCAAGATCCAAGGTCCACCACATAGTGCAGCTGCTAACTATACGTTGACACTGCCAAACACCACAGGTACTAATGGTCAAGCACTGGTCACTGATGGTGCTGGTCAACTCGATTGGAACACTGTTGATAAGGCAGTTATTGAGCTTACTGACTTTGCGTATGAGCCAAGTGGTAATACAATTACATTGAATTCCAATAACGACCCTACAAGTCCCTTTGGTTATGACATTAACAGCACACAGAACAAGTTGTATTACAACGCAGGGAATTCAACCATAACAAGCAATCTCAATTCTCTTGTAGTTGGAGATGTCGTACATTTCAAATTTGTCGAAGCTGACGGTGATTGGAACCAGTACGATGCAGAAGTTCTTGTAGCACCCGTTTTAAGTACTTCAGCTCATACATACGAAATCAAATTCGATCTAATATCAGGTGAAGGTAGTTCTTACGTAACTATTACGTCACCTAAATTTAGCAATGGTTTTAATACACTAAGTGACAATAAGATTTTAAAATATAAAACTGCAACTGGTAAGTGGACTGTAGGGGATGAAGACATGCCTCTTACAAGTCTAAGTGACTTTGCGTATAAACCATCAAGCAATAGCATTACTTTTGCTATTACCGGATCAAGGAACGTTCCAGGTGAAGCAGATTGGGATAAGCTAGCTAGTCATGATCACAGAGTAAATTTAAATCTGAATGATAGCGATCCTGCAATTTATAATTTAGTAAGCCCAATTGCTGCAGGCGACAGTATGCTATGGGAGGTTACATTTGGTGATAACACTTCTTCTACATACACTGTAACATCTATGCATGATTACGTACATATGGGTAGTTCAAATTATGGTCGAATTAGGACTAACGAACCCGTACATTTGCCACCAGGTAAAAGTATAAGCGATATCCTCACCCTTAAAATTACTACCTCGTCTATCATCAATGGTGTAGAAGCACTTGAAAACGATCAAGTTGTTAAATATAAATCAGCAACTGGTAAGTGGACTGTAGAAGATCCACACGTTATCAATAAGAATTCAATCTCAAGTGATTTGACGATTAGCAATAATCATAATTCATCATTTATGGGACCAATTACCATCAATTCTGGCATCAATATTATTGTCGGATCAAACTCTAAATTCACTGTTTTAAATTAATCATGGCATACGGAAAACTTAAGGTAGACACAATTACATATGACAACAGTGGTACAGACGTAGATGTCGCTGTATCTGCTTTGGCAGGTGCAGGCTCAACAGCTGGTGTTGGTACTGCAAATACATTCACTGGTACAAACACTTTTGATGGATCATTTGTACTGAATAGTTCATACACTGCAGATGTAAAAACAATCAGTGGTACAAGTATTGATATCTCGACTGGTAATTACTTTGTAAAGACCGTCACAGCTTTGACTCAATTTACATTTGACAACCCACCAGTTAGTGGCAAAGCAGCTTCATTTATTGTAGAGATTGATCTGGATACAGGCGGCTCAATTGTATGGCCTGGAACAGTTAAATTCAATGGTGGTCAAACCCCACAAATTGAAGTAGGTAAGACTTCACTGTTTATGTTTGTTACTGACGATGGAGGCGCGACTTATCGTGGTGCTTGCTTGTCTAATTATGTAGATTGATATGGAACTAATTAGTAAAACTATGCTGATGGGAGGTGCAGATAAAAATGACACCTTCTTTATTTCATCAATTACAGATACAGACAATAACAATCAATTTAATAACTACCGTTATTTTGGCCATGGTCTTTATCAAAAGAATGATGGTGGTTATATTGTCCTGACAAATTACGATAAAACGACTGGCGCTAATGATGCATGGTCACCTACATTTATTGAATACAACAGTAATGGAGATGTGATCAAGGCTATGCGGTTTGATTGGCCAGGTACTGCTGATATTCAAACCGCTTCAAGAGCTTGTGGTAATTTTCTTTATGATGAGGCTACAAAATACATTTTCTTTGTAACCCAATATAGCACTAGTAAGTTAATATTAGCGTGTTTAGATTGGAATACTGACACGATTGTCTGGCAAAAAGATATTGGACAAACACAAGGTACTTCTGCCTATATTGATGTATTCCAAGCTGCAGATAGTGACTACATTATGTTGTGGGGGCTTTATCATAGTCATGCAACAACAGGTAATAATGACCGAACTTTTGCAGCAAAGTGGAAAAAAGACGGAACCGCTTCATCTCAAAAGCAGTCATCACATAGCCAATATTCTGGTCAAACAGTTTGTTTAAGTCCAGATGGAACAAGGTTATATTATGGTACAGGTACTGACACTACTACTGTACAAACTCAATACTTTAGTTATTTTAATACCGACTCAGGGGACGAAACATTTACTGAATATCCTTGCTTCCAAGCCAACCAACAGTATAGAAACTTGGATGGTAGTGCGATGGCTATGGATGAAACATTGATTCACATTGTGTGTCAAAATTACGCTACTCAAGGTCAACTGCTTTATACACCAGTAAATTGGTCAACAGAGACATTAGCTGGTGAAGATAGAAGGTTTACCAGCAGTATAGTTAATACCGGAAATACTGTCCCACCTGAATTTGATTATCCATGGGTTCGAGTAGATTCTGGAGGAAAAGTATATGTGGCTTATAGCCGATATAAAAACGAAAGTGGCTTTGCAAATGAATACAGTATTGGCATTTTAAAATTCAATACTGATGGAACTATTCTTTGGCATAGGGGACTGAGATATCCCATGACAGCAGCTGGTGATAGTAGTGCTTATTATGTTAAAAACTTAGAAATTACCAAGAGAGATAACATAATGTTGCATTTTGGTGCTACTTATTTAAATGCAACTGCAAGCGCAACACTAGAGCATTCTTGTTTAGCAGTATTACCAAGCGACGGAAGTTTGACAGGAACTTACGGACCATTTGTATGGGAATCAATCTATGATCCAACCGTAAGTAACCACAACAGTACCATTTCAAACTCAACTACAAGTAGGCTTACTGGTGCTGGTATCACACCACAGCCTGAAACATCAACTGTTACGGCTAACGATATAACCAACGCCATTAATTTCCCCAATATCGATCTTACACTTAATAAACTACAATGATTAGATTTGCTTTTATTGACGGTGATACCGTTACCAAATATCCAGTCACGGCAAGTGAGATTAAAAGTAAGAATCCAAATGTCACCTTTCCAATCCCTATTACAGCAGCAGATCTAAGTAGCTTTGGAGTTGTTACGGTCACTGAAGGTGCAAAGCCTTCTTATGACGGTGCTACACAAAAGCTTGTACCTGCTCCTCCTGCTGTAGTTGATGGTGCTTGGACACAAAGCTGGATTATTACTGATCTTTCTTCTGATGAACTGAAGCAACGAGACGATTCTAACGCTGCAGGTCTGCGCGTTGAACGTAACGACAAATTGAATAGCAGTGACTGGACACAAGTTGCTGATGCAACTGTTGATAAAGCTGCTTGGGCTACCTACCGGCAGGCACTACGTGATTTGCCTGCTGCTGCAGGTTGGCCGAACAGCGTTACATGGCCTACTGAACCTAGTTAAAAATTATGATTACTCTTATTCGCCCACTTTTGTTTCAATTCCTGCAGTCAGACCGAGTTAAAGGTTTGATTGTGGAGATGCTAGAAAAACTTGCTGAAACAACCGATAACGATATCGACGACAAAGCTGTTGAATTTGTACGGAACGGATTGTTCCCCGCTAAATAATGGAATGGGCTACTCCGCCCCAATTACCCTTTATAAACCTTCCTGAAGGGCTTGGTTTACCTGCTCCTGTGCTATCAGTCCCAAGAGCAGAATTGCCCACCTACAAGCCCCTTGTGGTGCCTCCTAGCGTGCTTAGGCCACCGCCAGGTATTAAGGGTATAAATGACTCTGACAAAGCACCTAATAAAGAGGCAGTTAAACCAACACCTACTGCCCCGACTCTTCCACCACTTCCACCTGAGGCGCAGGTAGTAGAAGTTCCATTTACGGACGTTGAAGTCCCAATGCCTTCTACTATTATTATGACGACCGCGGTTACTACAGCTTTTATTTCTGTAGGTGCCACCTTAATTGCGACTTCGTTATTCAAATACATCGTAATGATCTCGAAGCCAGTATTTAAGCAAGCATGGAACAAGCTGACAAAAAAGAAACAGGTCCAAGAAACTTCCTAGCAAAGGTCAAAGAAAACACTGAAGATGAGATCCAAATTCTTGGCACCTTCGTAAGGTTAGGAGTTGTAGTTTGGAGTGGTTTTATTATCACTCTTAATTACGTTGACTTGCCAATGATTAAAAAGGGGCAGAGTGGTGGGGACATCACTTTTGTTGCCTCAGTATTTACTGGAGCCTTGGCTACTTTTGGCCTTACTACATCAAACAGTAAAGCCGCTAATCAAAAAAACCCTGACACTAAGAAGAAAGAAGAATGAAGTATCTATTTCTTATGTTGATGCTGGCTAGTCCTGTAGCAGCACAACAAGTGACTCCTAATTTTACTCAGGGGTCAATGCAATCAACTACTACCACCACTGTTGATATTGATCGAACCATTTCGACTGAGATTTATGGTGGTGATTACACATCATGGTCTGGAACAAACGTAACACCAAGTGGAGATATCTCAGATTCTGCCACAACCTATTCAGTTCATACAGCTGGAGACCAGTTTCAACTGGAAATCGTGGAGAGAGCAGCAGGAATCATCGAAACAATCGACATCGACGAAACCATTCAGCAAACCTCTACTACTACATCCTTGTCGGTCTTCTCTCAGTAAGCCCTGCTTACGCTGAAGATCCGAAGGTACAGAACACATCTAACCCCGTGGCTGCGGCTACGGGCAACGTAACTAACCAGGCGGTGCAATTCCAAAACAATGGAGCACCGTCTAGACAATATTTCAGTGGCAACAACAGTTGCAACGGTACAACCATGCAGTTCTCACCCTTTTATATGGGTAATGACACTGTGCCGTATCAATACGACAGCTATGTCAAAAGCAATAACTGGGGTGCACAGCTCAATTTCTCCGTACCACTAGATGGGGGGATGATTGAAACTTGCAAAGCCATTGCACGAAAGCACGAACAGAAGATGCGTCTTGATTATGAGCTTGTTCGTGCACTAAAATGCACTGAAATCATGAAGACTGGGTTTACATTTAGACCTGGCAGTCGTGTCGAAGTTCTTTGTCACGACATCGTACCTATTGTATCCCTCAAAAAACCAAAACCTACAAATAACGTACCTAACTGGTAATGCTCGAAGCAACAGTGACGCTAGTCATCGCTGCTATTGCAGGCGGTGCAGCTCTAAATAATAGATTACACAACAGAATTAATAACGTGCACGATCGTATTAGCGGACTGGACCGCCGTATTGATGCCATTGAATTAGGTGTAGCTACTGACTATGTGTCAAAGGCAGACCTATCAATCATGACAAAGCGGATGGAAGATCACATGATCCGCATTGAAAATAAATTAGATCAAATTGTACTTAGAAATAGCTAATTATGTCCTTTAAAATTGTAGATACCATCCGTGGTGTAGTTTTGCAGGAGTTTGACTCCCGTGAGCTGGCTGAAAAAGCACTTAGCCACCAAAGCGCCGATGCTCCTCTTGAACTACAAGAAGATGCACCACCTAAAAAGCGTACAAAAAAAGCTAAGCCTGCTGATGGCTAATAAAAAAGCTTCGGAAGATCAGTTCAACGAACTGCACAGTTTAGTTACGAAAGAATTTTTAGCCCGTATTAAGTCGGGTGAGGCAACAATACAGGATCTTAAGGCTGCCTGTGACTGGCTAAAGACAAATGACATTAGTGGTGTAGCCATGGATGGCAATGCTTTG